AAGAATTGTGGACTTTCAATACTAAAACACGCATCTTGAGTGTATATAGAGCTCAAGATCAAAGCGGTCTTGGTGTGAAGACTGTTAATATTACTGGATTCGCTGATACTACTTCATTCAGTAAAAAACTGCGTAAGCCGGAACAAGTACTTTCTAAGATTTTGTCTGGTGGTAAAGTAACTCTAAAGAATATTATGAATGAAATTACTAGTAAGAATATTGTATGTAAGTCGCGAATTAGTTCTGATACTATTCTTCTTAAAGTAGTAAAACTGTAGTGTACTTATACTAATAATTGGTGTAATATTAATTATGACTTTACATTATGAATTCCCCAAAAATATAACGCTTGAAGAAGTTCAAGCAATTGTTAATGACAATCCCAATTTTTATATTGGCGAGCGTGATGGCTATGTAGTTGCCAATTATCTAGTTGCAGGAAAAGACACTCATCCACAAGTGATCGATCGTCGTACTGCAGTAATGCGTGAAATGCGCGGGCTTATCTTTGATACTGATGGTAAAATTCTATCACGGCGTCTTCATAAGTTTTTCAATTTCGGTGAACGTGAAGACGTGTCCATGATTGATTTGTCTAAGCATCATGTAATTCTTGAAAAGCTAGATGGTTCTATGATAACTCCATTGATGATTAATAGCCAATTGAATTGGGCTACTAAGATGGGTATTACTGATGTCAGTGCGCAGGCAGCAGAATTTGTATCTAAATCTACTATTCCTTATGAACGATTTGTGTTGAATGTAATTGAGCAAGACTGTACTCCTATTTTTGAGTGGTGCTCACGTTCGCAGCAGATTGTTATTGACTATCCTGAAGATCGCCTTGTTCTTATTGCTGTGCGTGATAATGAAACTGGAGAGTATGTTTCATTTGATCGACTATGTCATGATTTGCAAATTCCCATGGTACAGACCATGGAACCTATTTCTGATCTAGATACATTTATACAGGAACTGCGTAAGAGAGAAGATATTGAGGGAGTAGTTATTAGATTTGACGATGGACACATGGTAAAGCTAAAAACTGATACGTATGTGTCACTTCATCGTGCTAAGTCTCTTTTGGAAAATGAAAAAGATGTAATTGCTCTTATTCTTGATAATAAAGTAGATGATCTTTATTCATTGCTTTCTGATGTTGATAAGGCACGACTTAAAAAGTTTGCAACTGATATTATGCATGATATTACTGTATTTTGTGATGAAGTTAATTATATTTTGGAAGATCTTCATAAAAAAACAGTAACTCGTAAAGATTTTGCTCTCAACTTTAAGCATATTGATGACACTATGAGAACTTTTGTATTTGCTAATTGGGATAGTCGATGCACTATTGAATCAGTAATTACTTTTGTAATGTCACATCTTGGATCTAATCGATCATTTCAAAAATGTAATACTATTATTAAACACGATTGGTAATAATAATGTCTAAGAATATTCATTCATTTATTGTATTGGTAGGCTTGCCGGGTGTTGGCAAGTCTACCTACATCAATAACAATAAGAATCCAGGTACAATAGTTCTTTCTACAGACGCTATTGTAGAAAAAATGTGTGCCTTGCAGGGAATTACTTATACCCAGGGATTTAAACTTTTTATTGATGAAGCAACTAAACGTTTTAATAAGCAGTTGGCTATTGCTCTTAAAAACAAGAATGATATTATTATTGATAGAACTAATCTTACACGTGCATCACGTAAACGCTTAATGTCTCAGGTGCCTGAGCATTATTCTAAGTATGCATATTATTTTCCTACACCTGAAAAAGATGAATGGCAGCACCGACTTGCTTCTAGACCTGGGAAGTATATTCCACAAAATGTTATTGATGATATGATTTCTAATTTTGATTTTCCAAATAAAGAAGAGGGATTTGATGCCATTTTTACTATTGCATAAAGTAAATTGTTTAATTTTGGGAGTTGTATTGTGGGCGTAATTAATATTACAGAATTTATTTCTGATATTGAAACTATTCATCAATCTCTCAATCTTAGTTACATGGAATCAGTTGTATATTGGTGTGAAGCAAAAGGACTAGAAGTTGAAACTGTATCTTCTATAGTCAAAAATAATCGTGTTCTTAAGTCTAGAATCAGACAAGAAGCAGAAGATCTTAATTTTATGAAGAAGAAAGGCGCTAAACTGCCAATCTAAAAGTAGTATATATACTCATGAATACTACTCGGAGATTCTATGCAGCTTACTATCAAGGGCAGAACCACCAAGAAAGTAAATAAAAAACTAATAAAGTTTGCAGCTAGATGGTATGGTCGCCATCTTTTTGGTAGTAAAATATATAGAAAAATGAAATTGACCATACATATTGCACCTTTGTCCATGGATCTTTTTGGCGAATGCACATATAAAAATCCAAAACAGTGTAAATACAAGTATGATATTTTTATCAATAAAAAATTGAGTCAAAAACCACTACTTATTACTCTTGCGCATGAAATGGTACATGCACATCAATATGCATCATACCAATATGTGCATTATAATAGAAAAACCATGCATCATTTAGTGAAATTTAACGGCAAAAAATATGACATAAATGAAGTAGATTATTGGGATCAACCATGGGAAATAGATGCTGCTGGTAGAGAATTTGGTCTTTATATTAGATTCATAAATGATATGATAGAAAAAGGTAAGATATGAATAAATTTGAATTTGATGATAGAAAGTCTATGAATTCTATGACCACGAGCCGATTCTTGGATGAGATTCATAATCTTTATATTGCAAAAATAACATTATCACACACCGATTTTGATCAAAAACTTAAGCATTTTTTTAAAGATATTCTAGATAAGCAGCCATGAGCCCATTTGAAGTTTATAAGACTTATTCTGCTTTAAAACTGCATTTTACTTCTGACTATAACTATTTTCATTATAAAGGTCAAACTAAACTCAAACCAGAATCATTTGAAAAACGAAATGATAAGATCTTTTTTGCTAAAATTGCAAAGCATAATGATCCACTTAATTTTTTGATGGTTAATATTCTAGATAATCCAAAGATATGGATTAGAACACTTGCATATGATAAACAAGCAGAAATAAAGTATGCAGACTGGCTTAAGAAAAAGCAGTCTATGTCATATATGTTTAAACAAGATCTTAGAAAATTAAACTCCGATTTTAATTCTAACTTAATTGTGGAGGCTAATACACATCCTAAAATAGTAGTACAGTACTTATCTGGTGAGATTATGTTTGAAACACTTTGTATTATATGTACACTTACAGGGTGTATAAAACATTGGAATAAGAAAATGGCTGATGATCCTGTGTGGGATGAACTATCGCATAAGATTGCAAAGTATATGCCATTCATGGATATTGATACAACAAAATATAAACAAATTATTCTTGACACATTCAAGATGCAAGATTGACATATAAATAATTGAGGACACGCTGTCCTAAGAAAATATGTTCAATACAACAATACACATTAATACGGAGAAATAAAATGGTAGATTTTGCACGACTTAAGGCAATGCGCGGTGAACAGTCACTTTCGACTTTGACATCAGAGCTTGAGAAGCTTAATGCTAAGTATGAGCGCAAGAATGACGAGCGATTTTGGGCACCAACTGTAGATAAGGTTGGCAATGGTTATGCAGTCATTAGATTTCTTCCTGCACCAGGAGATGAAGAAGTTCCCTTTGTACGTATCTTTGATCATGGTTTCAAGGGTCCATCTGGTTCTTGGTATATTGAAAACTCTCTTACTACAATTGGACAGAAAGATCCAGTTAGTGAAGTAAATTCGGCTCTCTGGAATTCTGGTGTAGAGTCTGATAAGGATACCGCGCGTAAGCAGAAGCGACGTCTTCACTTTATCTCTAATATCTATGTTGTTGAAGATCATGGAAATCCAGAGAATAATGGTAAGGTTTTTCTATTCAAGTATGGTAAGAAGATTTTTGATAAGTTGAATGAGGTTATGAATCCTCAGTTTCCTGATGAAAAGCCGCTAAATCCATTTGACTTCTGGGAAGGCGCAAATCTCGCACTTAAGATTCGTAATGTTGAAGGATATCGCAACTACGATAAGTCAGCTTTCATGAATCCTTCAGTACTTCATAAGGATGATAGTAAGCTAGAGATGATTCACTCACAGGAATACTCACTACAGGAATTCTTGAAGCCATCTAACTTTAAGACGTATGAAGAGCTTAAGGAAAAGCTAACCCGCGTACTTTCAACTCCTATGGAAGGACGCACTTCAAATGTTATGGAGCAGGAAGATACTATTGCTCCTCCACAGTCAAGATCGCGTGTTGCTCCATCTCCAGTAATGGATGAAGCAAACGAAGATGATGATCTTAATTTCTTCCGGAAGTTAGCTTCCTAAAACAAAAAGGACCCAATTGGGTCCTTTTTTTATCCACCTGGATTATAATCTGGCGCATTTTTCATATCAAATAGTTCACTTAGTATTTGCTGTGAAGGCAAAGCTGGCGGAACATTATTATTCTGATATGCATCTGGTGTAAATGTAGGATTTGGTGCTCTTACATTATTATTTTTGCCGC